ATAGAAATAGTCAAGGAAGCAATCATCCATGACCGGGAAGATAGGCGTAGTCATGCGAATAACCATAGCAGTCTTATCCGTGAACGTATCACCAGGAATAACCTCATCGACAAAAAAAGGAATCAGACGACCGGCATTAAAAGTGGTTTTTATATTACAGCTACGGTCAAACTTAGACCGCGAAATACGCACATCAGGCTTATAAGTTGACAGATTCATTATATAGCACCTCCTTCACTATCTGCCGGCACAGCCGGCACAGCTTGCGCAGATCCCGCATCAGATGCGGGATGATCAGAGAGAACAGAGAGAGGATTCGCAAGGAAATCCTCAAAAGAACCAACACGCGATCGCAAATCTTCAGAAAGTCCATTATATATCGCCTCCACTCTATCAAGAAGATTTGCCGCGGCGAAAATGTCCTGCGGCATTTCGGAAATATCAGCGTAAACGCCCTGACACTTATTCAGCGCCATAACATCACCGTTAGCGTAACGCTGGAAAATCTTACCCAGATCACATTCGTCCCGGAAAGACTGAATAACCTCATAGAGGTCATATGTGCCGGTTGGAACGAGATGAGGAACGCCCTGCGGGCTGTATTCCAACTCGTACTCCTGTACAACAGATTCGCCGGAAGGGTTAACCTCAACCGGGCGAGGTTCGGAAAGGCTATAGAACTTACTCAATTTAAGAATCCTCCTTTACATCAGAGTCAACCTGGGAAACGGTAGAAAGATGAGATTTCTGTGCAAGCTCGCACTGCTCAACGAGATAAGCAAGACGATTACCATCGGAGACAAGAACAGGACGCTTGTAAACAGATATAGGTCGCTCATCACAAGAAGAAGCCGCTTCAAACGTTCCGATAGCATATAAAGAATTAAAAGATACACGTTTGCGGAAACCTTGAGTAAGAAGAACTGTCTGAACCATCAATTTTTCGGCGGATGCATCATCCGCACTCAAAAACGGGTCAGAGAAAAGCTCAAACTGGTCATCAAAGACACTGTAAACCTTCAAAACCGGAAACCTCCTCTCACGATGGGCGGCTTAACGTTAATTTTACGTGTCCGGTCAGCCGTCAACCGGAACACACGGCGGTCAATCCTACGGGATGTTTTCAAACGTTTCACGCGAAATACTTCCTTTCTGAGCTTTCCGCTCATACATAATTAAACACAAACAAAAGGGGGAAAACAAGACCAAATTTGTAAAGAAACTGTAAATTATACGAAATTCCGAGGTAACTTCGAAATTGAAACTTGCGTTTTCTCCTCCTGAAAAGTAAGATATTCTTCCTCGGACATGTGATATCGAGAAAGCCGCGCCTGCTTAGAAATCTTCGCAAGCTCTTCCCGCTTGTCCTTAATCTCGCGGAAGCGCTCCGGCTCCAAAAGCTCATACTTTGAATCGAAATAATGCGGCGGTTTGACAACCTTCTTCTTGCCGTCAACAGACGGGAAAACAATGTTGTCATGTTCATAAACGTCCTCATAATGATTGAGGAACCAGTCAAGACCGATACCAGGGCGGCGAGACATTCGCGTAAACTCCGGCTCAACACCTAATTCATCATAAAGAACTTTTCCAAAACCTTTCTGTTTCTTGAGGACATAGCGGGCTGTATAAGCGGCTGTAAGCCAATTAAAGCGGCCGACGGCAACAAACCCATCGTGCCATGTTTCGTTGATTTCAGGGCAATTATAGAAGCAATCACCGCGGTTATTCCGCGCGACAACTCCCGTTGTAGTCAAAGGAGCATTGAACAAAAGAACATGATAATGAGGGCGAAGGGTCTGCCCTCCGTACTCGCCGCATCCGAAGAACCGAACGCCGTCGGACTGTATGCCGAGATATTCCAATTTACGGCGCAGGCGCTTTATCCAGGCCGAAAGGTCGGCAGGGCGCAAGGTTAGCGCTCCTTTTGAACCAAAAGGCACATGGTCATTATCATATGTCAAAGTTACAAACCAGTTCAACTCCTCCGGATAACTCAAGGACTCGCAAACGCATCGGTTCGCCCAGGTCTTACTGTAGGCTATCCGACAGCCTACACACTGACCGCAAGGAATTTGTATCGGGCGCCAAACGCGCCCGGCGCCGTCTGTCCACGGCTGGAGCTCTTCGAAAGCACACTTAGCAAACCGGGGCTTCTCGCCCTCTGTATAGAGGGCTGGCAAAGGATGATAACAGGGCATATACGCACCTCCATTGTGTCAGTCAGCACAGTTACCAACAAGAAGGTAACTGTGCTGACTGCCGCCGCGCGGTCGCTGTGACCGCTCACGGCAGGGGGAAACGACCTCCGCGCTAAAGCGCGGACTTTCCCACAAGGTTTCCCACAGGGCAAGCCTGTGGAAAACCATGTGGAAAAGCAAGGGGGAAACGGTTAGACAGTTGAATAAAACGCGAGAATTATTTATTTACTATTTTTTTCCACGCGATAAGAAAGCAACTGTCACGGCAGAGGATACCAGAGAGCCGAGAGCGGCAGACAGCGACCGCGCGACAGCAGCAGGAGCTGAACGACCCTGCGCCGCATGGCTGGTAGGAGCAATTGAAGCCGCGGAAGAACCAGAGGGAATCGCGGAGGACGCCGTAGAGCCGCCAGAAAAGCCCGTAGGGCCTTGTGAATAAGCAAGGGCAGGATTCAACCCGGCGGCTTTCAAATCCGCCACAGTGTCCTGAAAGGCTGTTTGTCGCATCTCACGCGACCAAGCACGAGAGGCGGCGGCTTCGCTCTGATTGAAGGCGCGCGCCTGTCCGGCGCTCTGAGATTCAAAATCGCGTTGTAAGCGCGCCTGCTCAGCGTTGAAAGCCTGCGCGGCTTCACGTTCTGACCTTGAAAAGGCATTTGCAAGCGCCGCTTGCTCAGCGCTGAAACGGTTAGCACGGTCTGCCGACCACGTGTTAAAATCCTGCTGGTCTTGAATAGATGCAATACCCAAGGCACCAAGACCGGACTTTATAGCATGTTCAACAGCATTTTCAGCGGAAGGCTGAAAACGGAGCTTCTGCCGCCATTCATCAGCAGAAGCTCCCGCAGATGCCGCCATGTCGGCGGCGGCATCCTGCGAAATAACGCCAGCGGCGGCAAGCTCCGCCGGATTGGGCACATTCAGAATATCCGACATAAGTTTACCTCCTTAATAATGCCCGGAGAGACCAGGAACACTGTAAAGCGGAAGCGCGCGGGTGCATGTCTGCGAAACATAGATATCAGCAAGAAACTGGTCAGCAATGGAGGACTGAACAGCAAGTGTCCGGTTAATGTTGGCATCAGTCTCCCGTATCCAATTATCTGACAGCTTCGGGAGCTTATCATATATGTCGGCATAATGCCAGGAATCAAGATTGTTCTCGGCAGAATGCCGGAAAGCGCCAGTAACAACAGAGGGCTTATATCGATACTCTGCCCAAGCTTCCTGATAGCCGAAGACTTCCTCATCCTCAGCGGTGCCTTGCGCAAAGATCTCCTTATTGAGAACAGCCTGCTCACCAATATTCGCAAGCTCTGGGAAATAGAAATCGAGACGATTCCGACGCGACCACAGCCGATTGACACCATATTGGTAAGTATGCTTTGTGCGGACACACAAAAGACCGAGTAAATAACCATGTTCAGTAAAGGACTTAGAAAATCCGCCGCCAGTGTGAACAGTTTTTGAAAGTCCGGAAACGTTACCTTGAGGGCTGGTTGAATCAGTAGAGGACTGCTGAACAACCTGTTGCATGTTGACATAAACGCGGTCGCGTCCGATACATTCAGGAACCTGTACACGGGAATCAGGCGATGTAACACCGAAATGAGAAGCGATAAGCTCCTGATATCGAGTACCACCGCGGGCGTCTCGTTCAAGCATACGCTGGACGGCGAAAGCCTGACGAAGATCGTTGATAGTAGAACCGGACGCTTTAACATCGCCGAGATACGCATATGCATTATCAATGGTCACTTGAGAAGAATTCAAGCCGGAACTCGTGCCGATCTTCCGAGCATAATTCTCCCCAGCTTTAGCGCCGATATAATAGCCGGTGTTGGACGGATCTTCACCGGTGCCGGGTACGTCTGCGAAATGAATGGGGCCGGCACTATCATGGGTCGAGCTGGTCGAAAAATTGATCGGCGCGCTGGATCTATAAACCACTCCAGGAATCAGAGTAGAAGGACCTTTCTGAGGCGCGGGAAGCGCCGTTGTGAAGTAGTCAGGCACCTTACAGACCGGAAGGAGCTGGGAAAGGGTGGCGAAAGAGTCACCAGAATCAGCATGATTAATCAGCACGGGGGTCTGTAAGTTCTCATCACGAAAGAACTTGTTCCAGATAAGCTGGTACGCGCGGAACGGAAGGGCATTAACCTTCAGAGTATTGCCGCCAAGTCCGGAAGTTGCCGGTAAGCCGAAATAATCAAACACGGTATTTTTCAGAACCGATTCAGCAGCAACCTCAACAGTTGGGATAGGCTTATCAAAAGGAGAAGTCCATTGAGTTGCGTCATTTTCGCCCATGAACTTCTCCCAATTGTCCCAAACAAGCCGGTTTGGGACAAAGAAATAGAAATAGTCAAGGAAGCAATCATCCATGACCGGGAAGATAGGCGTAGTCATGCGAATAACCATAGCAGTCTTATCCGTGAACGTATCACCAGGAATAACCTCATCGACAAAAAAAG